AGATTATTGACATGCTTCTTCAATGGGACATGGCAATCGCTAAAGGAGCTTGGATAATCGTGGGAGACGAACTGATAAAAGAACTCAAAAAAGAGGGATTAGAGATGGAAAGCAAACACCAAGGTCTAGACAATTTTCGCAAATACCTAGAGGAAACGCATAAAATCCGAGATTATCTTTTTAATAAATTTAAAAAAGCGCTACAAAATAAATAGTGAAGCTCTATGACGTCACAGGAAAGCTTAGATACAAAAGTGTTCATAAATACCGAGCGGATTGGAGCAAAGAATGTCGCTCTAACATTCAGTTCGAAGTTAAACAGTTTTTCAAACCCTTTTGGGAAAAACATATTTGTTATGAAGAGTTCCCAGTTTACGGCACTAGGATGAAGGTAGATTTTATAAATATGACAAAACGGATTGCCGTGGAGGTGCAAGGGCCTCAGCACGAGTCATTTAACAAATTCTTTCATGGGAATTCTAGAGCGAACTACTTGAAGTCCATCAAAAGAGACCACCACAAAATGGTATGGCTTGAAAATAATAATTTTAAAATTTTAGAAATAACCCAAGAAGATTTAGCGTCGTTATCTCCACAATACATTTTGGAGAAGTTTTCGGTAAATATATAAAATAGTGTAATAACCGGTATGAAGATTAATAAAGAGCAAAGAATACCAGATATCCTTATCGATCAAATAAGCGAATGGTCATGCGGAGGGTTTATGCTCTTTAACTTTGACGAAGAAGGTAATCCTCAGGTATACTCGAAAGCAGAGGACGAAAGAAACGCTATGGCCATACAATACCTAGTAGGCCACTGGGTTGAAGCGATGGAGGACATGAATTCAGACGGCTTTAAAAAGAATTTAAATGATGTTTACAGTGAAGAAGAACACGAGGAAGAAGAAGGATTAGACGAAAATGAGTGATACACCTATCCACGAATATTATCCAGAAAATAAACCAGCCGAAGCGCCTCCCTCCCTTGTGGCGGGAGAAGCTATTACGCCCCCAAGTGACGCCCCCACAACTCCCTTGAGCGATGCAACGCCCGAGGAACGGAAAGAGGCTCTTGGAATAACGGCTACTGAAGTAACTGATCTAGGAATAGACCTTCCTGATATTCCACTTCCTGACGACGAGCCGCTTGAGGAAAGTGTCAAGGACGCTTTCGATGATGCGGCTTTTAACTTCGCGGTGGTGGGTGTTGGGCAAGGGGGGTCACGCCTTGCGGAGTCATTCTGGAACTTGGGCTACAGAAGGGTCGGAGTCATTAATACTGCCCAGCAAGATTTGTCTCTCATTAAAATCCCCGAGGAGAACAAACTCCTTATTGGGGATGGAGGAGCGGGGAAAAACCCAGAGGCGGCGGATGAGGTTTTTCGAACTAGGTATGAAGACATTTTAGATTTCCTTAAAAAAACTTTTGGGAACGGATACGAAAGAGTTCTGGTTTGCGCGGGAGCAGGAGGAGGCACAGGAGCCGGAGGTGTCGCTAGAGTTTTGGATATATGCCACGACCTCAGCCAATCACTAGGTAAAGAAAAGAAAGATACGGACGCAAAGATCGGCTGTATTTTGGCATTACCAACAAGAGGAGAAGGAGTAAAGGTTCAAGAAAACGCGAAAAACACCGTCCTTAAAACACTAGATCTTCAGAAGGCTGGAGTGGTTTCTCCCTTGATTATTTTAGATAACGAAAAAATAAAGCAGCTCTACCCCAAACTAAGCGTTAACCAGTTTTGGGGCACAGCCAACAATAGCATTTGCTCTATCTTTCATCTCTTCAATAAAATATCCGCAAAAGAATCTGCTTATACCACCTTTGACAAGGCTGATCTTGAGACGATTTTTTCTTCTGGTATAATTATGTTCGGGGCGACACCTGTAAAGGACTATACGGATATCGGTATCTCCTACGCGGTAAGAGACAACTTGCGCAAAAATATCCTAGCGGGTATTGACGCTGCCACAGGAAATGTGGCCGCATGTGTTATCGTCGGCGACAAGGGGTCTCTCGACAAGATTCCTCAGTCTAGCTTAGAGCACGGATTTGAGCAGCTGAGTCGCATGATGGGGACTCGCTCAACTGTTCATCGGGGAATTTACGCAGGAGCCAAGGAGGGGGTGGCCGTGTATACAGCAATCGGAGGGCTTCAGGCCCCCGATACTCTTTTCGATTATTTCTTCAAGGTGGACCGGGTATATAAATAATATAAATGCCCATATATTCTAATCAGGTCGAGGGCCACGTCCTAGGGGGCCTCCTTAAACATCCTGACGTATTACCGGAGGTAGACTCTTTTGTTAATGCGGCAGACTTCTACAACGATGTTCATCAGACAATTTACTGTATTCTCCGGGAATCCATTCTAAACGGTGAGAAAATTGACAAGGTATTAGTGTCTACAAAAATATCTAATTTAGGTATTTCATCCAAAGATGACATTGATATTTTCGACTACGTTAACACTTTAAGTTATATGTCGATAGCTCGCGACTCGGTAATTTATTCGTGCAAAGAACTTGTTAAGTATCGTATTAGGAGGGAACTAAGTGAAACAGCAGACCGAATCAAACAGCATGTAACGAATTCAGGCAACGAAGACTTAGACTCGATAATAGCTTCTACCGACTCAATCTATAGCGATAAGGTCTCTAGTTACTCGTTTGACGACGATCCCCAAAATGTTTTCGACGACTTAGAATTCAAGATAGAAGAGAGGGGCAATAGTCCTACAGATGACACAGGTCTTGCGACAACATACAATGAATTCAACCGGCTTTACGGAGGGCTACGCGACGGAAATATTTATGCGATAGTTTCTCGACCCGCTCAAGGTAAAACGACCTTTATAAACGAGCTTTGCTTGGGGGCGGCGATTAAAAACGATGTCCCTGTTTTAGTATTGGATACGGAGATGACTACGGAAGAAATCCAATTCAGAATGGCGGCCGCTAAAACTGGTGTGCCTTTGTGGTTTCTGGAGACAGGAAAATGGAGAACTGACGAAGCAATGACAGAGAAAGTTAGGAGTTATTTTCAAGAACTCAAAACACATAAATACTACCATTACCATGTCCGCAATAAAACGACTGATGAAGTATGCGCAATGATTAGACGTTGGCATATGAAATATGTCGGGAGAGGAAATAAATGTGTTATAGCTTACGATTACGTAAAGCTCACGGGAGAAAAAGTAAACCAGAACTGGGCGGAGCATCAAGCGATAGGGGAAAAAATTGATAAGCTTAAAAGAATAGCTGAAGAAATAAAAGCCCCCCTGATTACAGCCATGCAAATGAACAGGTCAGGAGAAAGTTTCAATCGAAATTCCACCACTTTAGTTGATGACAGCTCAGCCATAGCTCTTTCGGATAGGCTTCAGTGGTTTGCGACTTTCGTAGCTATTTTCAGGCGTAAGACAACCGACGAAATAGCCTTAGACGGAGACAGATTCGGAACCCACAAATTAATTCCGCTCAAAACTCGTTTTCAGGGGCGTGACGCGGCAGGCCACCAAGACTTGATCAGAAGAAGAGTCGTTGAGAGCGTTAACGGTCGAGAAAGCGACAGTGAGAAATTGGTAAACAATTTCCTCAACTTCAGAGTGGAGAACTTTAGAGTCAAAGAAGAGGGTTCGCTTCTGGATATCATTAGACACGAGGAACAATCCTTTAATATTCAAAACGGTGAAGCCCCCCAAGAAGATTTTGGTTTTCTAAGCACAAATGCATGACATAAAAGACATCCTCACTAATATAGGCTATACTCTTTTCGATAGTGGGAAGGAGTATCGAGCAAAACCCATCTACCGCGACTCAAGCAGTAATAACGTGTTATGCATAAAGAAGGATACCGGAAGGTGGGTAGATTTCAAGGAGAACAAGTACGGCAACCTCGAGGACCTTGTAAAAATAACCCTTAACTTAAAAGACCTTAACGAAGCCAAAAGTTATATATCGAACAATTTCCAACTTAGGCTCCCCACGGTTGAGAAAGAAAAACTCAAAGCTCCGACAATCTTTAGTAAAGAAAACCTAAATCACATTATCCCCGACTATTCTTACTGGAAAGATAGAGGGGTATCTTCTGGAACCTTGAAGCTTTTTGAAAGCGGAGTAATGAAGTCGGGAAGAATGAAAGATCGTTATGTTTTTCCTATTTTTGACAAAACAAACAGGTTAGTAGGGGTAGCGGGAAGGGATGTCACAGAGAAACAGCATATGAAATGGAAACTGGTCGGGGAGAAACGTTTATGGACTTACCCCCTAAAGTATAACTTAAAATATTTGCTCTCCGAAAAGGAAGTCTTTCTAGTGGAAAGCGTGGGGGACATGCTGTCTCTTTGGGAGGCGGGGATTAAAAATTGTGTCGTAACGTTCGGGTTAGCGATTACCGCAAAAACGAAACAGGTCTTAATGGCTGTAGACCCTAAAAAGATATATATATCATTCAATAATGACGACAATAGAGCAGGCAATACCGCGGCTAATAAAGCTTATGACAATCTTCGTCAACAATTTGACGAGTCACAACTCGAAATTAAGTTGCCTTCTAAAAACGATTTTGGATGTATGTCCAAAGGCGAAATATTAAAATGGAAAAGCCAAAGAAAGACGTAAGGGAAAGAGTCCTTTCCGCGTCCAGACTAAAAACTCTCGAGACCTGCTCATGGTCTTACTGGTGTAATTACCACCTCAAGCTGCCCCAAAAGCAGAATGAAGGAGCACTACGAGGAACGGTTTGCCACTTAGTCTTTGAGATGCTCGTAAAGAAGAAGCACAAGAGACACTATACCCTAATAACAAAAGGAGGTGCGCTAAAAGCAAGCGCTGCGGTTTACCGCTTGGTTAGGAAGCACTTAATACAAATGGAAAAGAGCTTCGATTTGCCTATGACCAACGAGGAGAACACCACCCTTATGAACGATATGATCATAGTAGGATTGGGTTGTGATTTTTTTGGCGCTGGAGGTAAGGTGGATAAACCTGAGCACGAGTTCCTAATCGATAACAAGAACCCTCCGTATAAAATAAGAGGCTTTATCGACAAGCCTATAGTTTATAAAAAGACCAAACAAATCAAAATAGTAGATTATAAGAGCAGCAAAAATAAATTTCGAGGTGAAGAACTTCACTCCAACATTCAAGCTATGGTTTACACACTAGCTTCCAAAAAAGAATGGAAGGGGTACAAACCTACCGTGGAGTTTCAATTTTTGCGTTTTCCTAGAAAGCCTCTTCAGCAGCTAGAGTTTACTGACGCGCAGCTCAGCGGGCTGGAACATTATTTAGCTCACTCCTTCGTGGTAATAAACAACTTTACAGAAGAGACCGCTGTAACAAACTACGCCGCTGACAAAAAGAAGGATGCTTGGTTATGCAAGATCGGAAAATGGAGGTGTCCTTACATTGATGCTTATGATTACTTTGTAGCTGTAAATAAAGAAGGGGAGGAAACCCAAAAATCTTTAAAGAAAAAGGATTTGGAAAAAAAACTTGAAAAAGGGGAAAAAATAGAAACGAGAAGCTATGACGGCTGTCCCCGACACAAAGGAATGTCCCAAGACAATATCCTTGACATGTTTGCCTAAGTGTCGCATACTTAAATTTTCATGGAGGAAATAACCCCCATATTTAAAAGTCATTATAGCCTTGGGCGGTCAATCTTAACCCTCAAGATGCCCAAAGAAGTCAAGGAGGACGAAAGTTCTGATTCTGTTTTCGACATCTGCGATGAGGCCGG